TCCGAGGCCATCCCAACCCGGAATAAAGATCGGGCGCTGCTGGCTGTCCTTCAGCTTCCGAATCTTGGCGAGGTTCGCGTCCGAGGTCATAAACGCGCAGTTCGAGCCCTGACGGTACGAGTAGTTAACCGATGCGATCAGGTCGATGAGGTCATCGAAGATGATCGAGGTGGTCTGCCCCGTCGTGCCGGTCTTGCCCGTGGTCGCTGCCGTAGCAACGCCGTTCGGCTTACCGGTTCCGTCACCCGTCGTGAAGTGCGTATTCGTGATACGACCCAGACGGTCAGCCAGACGACGACGCACGAACGCCTCGACATCAATGCTGGAGTCCTGAAGCAGTTCAAACGGAACTGCGACGATCTTCGAGGAATACTTATAGGTATTCAGCGAAACCGTCGTAAACGTCGGATCAGCCGCAGTGGCCGTCGTGTTTTCACCGATCAGCTCACCCGTTTCCGAGGTGCCATCCGAACCCGGATAACCCAGCGGGTTGCCCTTCTCCGTGCGGATCACGTCAGCAACAGAACGGACGCCACCGTAATACTTCAGCGCGTCGATCAGTTCCGCAGCCACATCGGTCTGCACAGAGTAGCCGCCCTGCGAGCCAGTGCCGGTAGACATGGTGGCACGGATTTCCTGCCACTGCTGCGCCGACAGAGCGCGATCACCGCCGCGCAGCCACTGAGCGAACAGAGCGCGGTTCGGGGAACCAGCCTTCGCAATCGCAGCCTCTTCGGTACGCTCCTCGAACTTCGCGTCCGCTTCGGCCTTCGCCTGACGTTCGAGATTGGCGATCTGGCTGTCCAGAGCACCAATCGAGTCCATGAAGCCGTCGTACTTGGCCTGATGCTCCTTCGTCCAGAGCGTACCAGGGTTGTTGTCGAGGAGGGCGCGGGCCTCCTTCGTCAGGGAGGCCCGATGCTCCCGCAGATCAAAAATCTTCGACATACTCAATCTCCTGTTGAAAATAAAAAGGCCCCAGATGGGGCCTTGTCTTGCAGCCTTGCGGGAGCGCCGCTAGGCAGAAGTTCGTTCCATGAGCGCCAGCCTGCGAGATGCTTCGGCCCAAGCCGTGTCTTCGATCACCTCTTCCACCTGCTGCGATTCAGCCTTCGGGGCCTTTTCGTAGCAGGACAGATCCCATTCAGCCTTCGGGGAATCGGTGTTAATCACTGAGTCCACAAAGCCTGCTGCCAGCGCCTCCTCTGCCGTAAACCACGTTTCGGCATCCATCCATGCGCGGACCTGTTCCTCCGTCGCGCCGGTCTTTGCGACGTAATCCGCGACCAGCGTTCCGTCAATCTTTTCAAGGAGAGCGGCAGTCGCCAGCAGGTCGTCCGCATTTCCAGCCGTCACGGTCCATGAGTTGTGAACCATGAACAGAGAGCCGGACGAAATCTCCACGCTGTCAGCGGCCATCGCAATGAACGTGGCAGCAGAGGCAGCGAGTCCCTCGATAGAGGCGACAACCTTGGCCGGATGGATCTTCAGAGCCGCGTGAATAGCGCGACCGTCAAAGAAGGAGCCACCCGGCGAATTGATCCGCAGGCGAATAACCGGAGCCGTGATTGCGGACAGTTCCTTGGCGAACTTCTCCGCACTGACTCCGGCTCCTGTCCATTCGTCGTATCCGATGAAATCGTAGATCCAGACCGTCGCCTCTTCGGCGGACGCCTCGATCTGAAACGGCTTTGTCGCCGCCTTGTTACGGGCCGTTGCCCGAAGCTGGTGCATTCGCACTGTCGCCTCCTGTTGGCCCCACAGGGGCATAAATGGAATCCCCGCCGCCGATTGGCGACAAGTTCTTGAGGGCGCGGATTTCGTTTACCGTCATCCACCCCGGACCCTGAGATCCGCCGAGCGCCTGCCTGAAGTAGTCGGCCTGCGCCTTCAGATCGCCCTGCATCAGCCCCTCTACAGCGAACTCCGCGTAGAAACCGGCTCGACGGAAAAGTTTTTTGTTCAGTTCCGTCTGAATGCGATGCAAGTGAGGATTAAGCGTGTAGATCACAAAGCCAATGCCGGCCTGCTCGACGCCAGACCCCCATGAGGTCTGCTTGTCCATTGCGCCGATCATCCACGGCGGGACGCCGAATGCGCGGGCAATGTCCTCGACATGGAATCGTCGCGTTTCGAGAAGCTGGGCATCCGCAGCCGTCAGACTGATCGTTGACGCCTTCGTACCACCCTGAAGCACCAGCGGGACACGGCGCGAATCACTACCGGAGCCGTAAATATCGACCCACGAATTGCGAAGCGCCTCTTGCTGCTCCGGCTTGAGCGCACCAGGCACCTCAAGGGCAACCCGATTCGCAGCGCCAGACTCGAACAACCGCGCTGCATGGTCTTCCGTTCTGATCGACGTTCCGATGGTCTGCATCGCTGCATACCGAATCACGGACGGGGACCGCTCGCCGTCAAATCCCGGCATCGGGAAATGCAGCATGTATTCCTGCCGGATCGTCTCCTTCCTGCCATCCTGATTGACGTAATACGTCAACTCTCCCGTCGTCTCATCCTCTTCTACGACAACTTCGGTCGGGCAGATAGGATCCAGCCCAACGGGCTTGTTGAAGCGGTCCACGCGGATGCGAGCAAACCCGTCGCCACGCATGAGCATGGACAGGATCATGTATTCCCAGAACGCGGGAGCCGTCCACGCCGGGGACGGGGTTTCATTCAGCAGCCACCACAGGTCCGTCTGTCCCGCAGACTGGCGCGACCCGTCCGGCAGCTTGCGGTAGATCCGCAGCGGCAAGGTTGCAACAGCGCCGCTGATGAGCGTGGCCGAACGATAGACTGCCGAAAGGCGCATGGCGCTTTCCGGAGTCACAGCAACCCCCGCCGAGGAGCGGAAGATTGACCCATCGAGCGCCGACCAACTGCCCGTAACGGCATTAGATGGACTGCGCCAAATCAGGGATTTGATTCTGTCTTTTAGGGTCACTGAATCACCAGGAAGGGCTGCATTTCCAATTCGCTGCCGGTCTGAGCGGCAGAGCCAATCGCCATCGCCATCGCCACTAGCCCGTCGATACGGCCCGTGCTTTTAACCTTGTCCAGCTTCCGATTCCCTGCCGAATCGCGGATCGCAATGGCATTCGCCGCACACATCGACAGAACAGGGTTTCCGCCATGCCTCACGGAGCCTGCGACTAGCGACGACTCCATGACATCAATCGCAGGGGTCATATCCTTGAACCCCTGCCCGAACGGCTCCAGCGGGAGTTCTGCTCCGATACGCGACAGTTCCGCCTTCAGCACATCCATGCGCCATCGGTCGAACTTCACCGCGACGACGTTGTGCGTGGCGCAATACTCGGCAAGCCACGCTGCGACGAATCCGTAATCGACCGACGCACCCGGCGTCAGTTCTATGAACCCCTGATCCGCCCAAACGTCGTATGGAACCCGATCACGATGCGCCCGGTCGTGTAGCCCGATTTCAGGCATCCAGAACCGGCAATCAACGTGCCAAATCCCTTCGGAATCCCGAGCCACGGCAACTGCCGCCGTCAGGTCGTTCCTCGCAGACAAGTCCAGCCCGATCCACGTCTGGCACTCGTCCAGTGCTTCAGGGCTAGGCTCTCCGCCATTTAGCTCCCATACCGTGCGGCTGATGAGCGGGTTGTGCATGTTCACGCGCTGGTTAAGAACCAGATTGCGATACGCGGCCTCACGGGCCGGCATACGCCGCGCAGCCTCTGCCTGCCCCCTAACCTCTACCGGGTTAAGGAAGTCGCCTAGGGCGGGGTTTGCGGCCTTCATGGCTTCATCCCCGAACGGGTCCACATCAGGAGACGCCGTGTAGAGAAACAGTTTCACCCGAGGGTCCGCCCCGGTCTTCGCGTCGTCAATCAGTACGGACAGCAGGGCCGCGTCGTTCGGAGCCTGCGTCGAAATCACGATGGACAGTGGCTCTTCCTGTGCGCCTGCTGCCGTCTCTAGGGCTTCGTACAGTTCAGACCGAGGCCCGACGACCTGACCGAGTTCGTCATGAACGACAAATGCAGGCGAAAGGCCGTATGCGGTAGACGCCTCGGCAGAAAGTGCTCGATATAAAGTCCCAAGATCCTTGCAAAACAGTTGCTTGGCGGTGTCCCGAACTCCAACAACAGCGTTTAAGTCAGGAGAAAGCCGGACAACCTTTGCAGCAAGATTGAAAAGGATTGCCGCCTGCTCTCTTGATTGAGCCGCAGAAAACAACTGCGAGTTCGGTTTAGCCTTTGGGCCGCATAAATGAACTAATAGCAAAAACGCGGAAAGTGCTGTTTTTCCATTCTTTCTTCCGAAAGAGACTATCGCTCTCCGAGTTTGGCTGTCGTATATGCCTCGAATGACATCGCACTGCCAATCTCTCAGACGAACTGGCTTACCAACCATTGATCCCTCTGGGACCATGCAATACCGTTCAATCCAAGAGATAACCTTATCGCCAACCGAAGGATCTTTCGATTTCTCGATTAGGTTTCCCACGGCCTCAGACCGCGAGACCCGTTTCTTCCTGCTGTAGCTGCCGCTTGCGGCGTGTAACGAGCCTGGTTCGTAAGGCGCAGCTTCGTCGCGCATGCCATCGAAGCCCTCGTCTCCAGCTCTCTCATGCGAAGCAGGTCGTGATACCGCTTTGCGCCCTCGCCGTTTCTGAGCCATTCGGGCTTAAACTCGTTGATTACCTTGGATATAGATTCTGAAGAATCTCTGTGCCGACAGTAGTCTGCCAACAAAGTCCTCAACGCAGCGGTTCCAAAGAAGTCAGACGCCTCGCTAGCAACGGTCTCTCTCCATATTTCTGCTTGCCGATGACTTAAGTCCGATGGGGCATCTGGCCGTGCGCCGAAGTTGCCTTGGACAACAACAGACTCTTCGGCTATTGATGCACGGCCTCTTTTAACCATAGCGGTGTCGCCTTATTCGGCCAGCGTGTCGGCCTGTGGCAGCCTGTCGGCGGAGATCTCGTCAAAGGTTCGCCCATCTCCGTCAAGGGTGGCTGGCTGCCCACAGAATCCCTGCCAGCGGCGAACTATCACGTCGCAATACTTCGGGTCGAGTTCCATGAGTCGCGCATGCCTTCCGTGTTGCTCTGCGGCAATGAGCGTGGTTCCGCTTCCACCGAAGCTGTCCAGAACAATGTCTCCACCCTTCGTGTTGTTAAGAAGCTGGTACGCGAAAAGCGCGACAGGCTTCATCGTCGGGTGTTCTGCGTTGCGAGACGGCCTGTCGAACTCAAGAACCGTAGTCTGCTTGCGATCTGCCGCCCACAGGTGACCGGCGCCATCCTTCCATCCGTAAAGGCAAGGCTCGTGCTTCCAGTGGTAGTCCTGTCGGCCCATGACCATCGTTTGCTTCTTCCAGATGAGGCATTGCCTCACCTGCCATCCAGCGTCCCTGCAAGCGCCACGAAAATTGAACCCTTCCGAGTCGGCATGCCAGATGTAGAACACCGCGCCAGGCTTCATAGCCGTGTCGGCGGTCACAAACGCATCGCGCAAGAACTCGCGGAACTTTTCGTCGTCCATCGCGTCGTTCTTGATCTTCAGGGCATCCTTTGTCTTTCCCTCATACGCGACGTTATAGGGCGGGTCGGTCAGCAGCATGTCCACCGCCTGTCCGTCGACGAGTCGGTCCATGTCCGTCACGCTGGTACTGTCCCCGCACATCAACCGGTGCTGCCCCAGTCTCCAGACATCGCCAAGCTTAGTCACAGGGATTTCAGGAGGAACAGGAGCCTCGTCAGCGTCTGTCAAACCTTCCGTTTGTTCAGCCAGTAGTTCATCGAGA